GGACAACGGCGGTGTGGTGCGCGTCATCGCGCAGACCTCCTCTGTCACCAACGTCGCCTCCATCAGTTTCGGAACTACCGGACTGACCCCAAGCACCGCGACAACTGGAGCAGTAACGGTAGCCGGAACGCTCGCCACGACGAACGGCGGTACGGGCCTGACCTCCTTCACGGCCAACCGGGTCTTCTACGCCTCGTCCACGAGCGCCATCGCTCAGAGCGCGAACCTGACCTTCGACGGCACGACCCTCACGGCCAACAACTTCACGGATTCCTCCCTGACTTCGGGCCGGGTGACTTACGCCACCACGGGTGGAAACCTGACGGACAGCGCGAACCTGACGTTTGATGGGACTTCGCTGACGCTCGGTGGGAATCCCACCCTCTCCGCAGGCACCGCCAACGGAGTTGCGTACCTCAATGGCAGCAAGGTGCTGACCACGGGGAGTGCGCTGACATATGTAGGCGGCGCTCTGCTGAATACCGGAAGTTTCGCGTCAACAGACGGCACGAACATTGGCGAAATCAAAATCAACGCGGCAACGCTTGATTTCAATACTTCATCTAGCGTTATCCCGCAGGTGTTCAGACTCGGTTCGTCCGAACAAATGCGCCTGACCTCTACCGGCCTGGGCATTGGGACGAGTTCGCCTGCAAACAAACTGGTTGTGTCCAACGCAGGGGCGCAGGGGTTTGAATTTGACCCCGCAAACGGGATTATTCAAACTTACAACCGCAGCGGCGGTGCTTATACGGATATGCGCCCGTATGCATTAAATATGCGGTTCTTTACTGGGTCAAGCCCTGTAGAAACCATGCGCCTCGACGCTGCAGGCAACCTCGGCCTGGGGGTGACGCCGAGTGCTTGGGGTAGTGGCATCCGGTCGGTGCAGGTCGGCAACTACTCCGCGCTGACGAACAATCAGGGCGGATTCACTTGGCTGAGTAATAACGCTTTCTACGACACTGCTTGGAAATACCTCACTACGAACCGCGCCCTGTACTACGCACAGGATACTGGAGATGGTGGTCACAAGTGGTTCACCGCCCCCACCGGCACCGCAGGAAACCCGATCTCGTTCACGCAGGCGATGACGCTGACGCAGGGTGGGAATCTGTTGGTGGGGACTACGAGTGATTCCGGCGCACGCATCAGGTGCGACTATTCGGGTCAGTCCCAAGGTATTCGTGTGGGCACTACGGCAACTACAGGAACCGCAATTCAGTTTGTGTATGAGCCGGCAACTCAGGTCGGCACCATCACTACGACAACGACCTCAACGGCTTACAACACATCATCTGACTACCGCCTGAAGAACATCACTGGCCCGGTTGCCAACAGCGGCGCGTACATCGACGCACTCAAGCCCGTGGAAGGTACTTGGAAGGCTGACGGTTCAACCTTCGTCGGTTTGATCGCGCACGAGGCGCAAGAAGTCTCGCGCACCACAGTCGCCACCGGCACCAAGGATGGCGAACAGATGCAGGCAATGGATTACGGCAACTCGGAGTTCATCGCAAACATCATCGCCGAACTGCAATCCCTCCGCGCACGCGTGGCGCAACTCGAAACCAAAGGAGCCTAAACATGGCAATCACCATCACCATTAACCAACTTGATCGAAAGATCGACACCGGAACCGTGTATGTCGCCCACTGGAGCGCAAGCAAGACCGTGGACGGCTTTACCGCAGGCTCCTACGGCACGGTGTCGTTCCCCGAGAAAGCCCCTACGGACCCCGGCTTCATTGCCTACGAAAACCTGACCGCATCCATCGTGGACGGTTGGGTTCGCACCGCATTGGGTGACGAGCAACTCGCTGCGATGGAGGCCGCATACGACGCCTCGATTGCCGAGCAGCAAGCCCCCAAGACCGCATCCGGCCTGCCCTGGATGAACACCGCAACCGCCTAACCACAGGAACACACCATGCAACCCACCAACGACACCCCCATCAGCCTGACCTTGGGCCTCGTGAACGGCATCCTGCAATACTTGGGCACCCGGCCCTATCAAGAGGTATTTCAGATCGTCCAAGCCATTCAAGAGCAGGCCACCCCACAGGTGCCGGTGCCCGAAGTGAAGGATGAAACGGTGCAGTGATGGAAGAAACCGTTGAAACCAAATTCTTCGTACATGAAGCGGTTTGCGCTCAGCGGTACGAAGCCATTGAAAGACGCCTAGAGGACGGCAGCAAGCGCATGACGCGCATTGAGCATCTGCTCTATATAACCATTGCTGCTGTCTTTCTCGGTCCCGGCGTGGCGGCACTGTTCCTGAAGAACCTATTGGGAATCTGATGGAACCGATCACCGGCATTCTCGCGGCAGTATCAGCGGCGAATGCTGCGTTCGGGGCCGTTAAGAAACTCGTCGCCACGGGCCGCGAGATTCAAGATGTTGCCGGTCAGATTGGCAAGTGGTATGGGGCGTTTGGGGACTTCAACCGCCTCGCCACCGAGAAGGCCAACAAGAAGCCCTCGGTCTTCAAGCGTCTGCTGCACGACGACAGCATTGAGAATGAAGCCTTGCAGATCACGATGCACAAGCAGGCGCTGATCAAGCAGGAGTACGAACTCAAGATTCTGATCATCGCTCACTACGGTGAGAGCGTTTACAACGAGATGATCATGGAGCGCATCCGGCTGAAGAAGGAGCGCGAGAAAAAGGAGCGCGAGCACCGGCTACGGCAGCAGAACTTCATGCTCAACGCCAAGTACGGTGCGGGTATTGCCTTCCTTCTTACTGCCCTAATTGGGCTTGCTTACTACCTCATTGATAAGGTGCAGAGATGAGTTTCAAGAAACCCCCAGAGGGCGCAAGCCGGTCGGAAAGGGAGGCCCATGTCAAGGCTCTTGCTGCGGTTTCTATTAGCATCCTTGCTCTTCTCCTTGCTGTTACAAATTACTTTGCCGGACGGAACTCATCTGCTGTTCTCAACGGAACCATAGCGGCCAACAACCTGTGGACGTGGTACGGCACCAAGAATGTGCGTGCATCCATGTACTCCATCGCGGCAGAGCAGGGCGGAAAGTCAGCGGACACCTTCGACAAGCAGGCCACCCGGCTCAAGGACGACATGGTGGAGATTGAAGTCATGGCCCGTGAGGCAGAGGCTGCGCGTGATGCGGCCAAGGCCAAGTCCCCCTACTACTCCTACTCCGGCATGGCGCTGCAACTTGCCATCGTCCTGTCCTCTGCGGCCATCCTGGCTGTCACCCTGAGCCTGTTCTACGCCTCCATCGGCGTGGGTGCGGTCGGGGTTCTGTTTTTCGTAGCCTTGGGAGTCTGAAATGCTTGAACTACTCAGTGGCGGTATCTTCGGCTCCCTCCTTGGAGGCGTGTTCCGCCTTGCCCCGGAAGTCCTGAAGTTTTTCGACAAGAAGAATGAACGCAGCCATGAACTACTGATGTTCAACCGCCAGTGCGAACTGGAGCAGATCCGTGGTCAGCAGAAGTTGGCTGAGATTGGGGCCGAGCGGGACAAGGCCATTGACACAGGCGTCATGGATGCCTTCAACGCCGCCATCAACCAACAGGCTGAGATGGCGAAAGCCGCAGGGGGTTGGGCAGCATCTCTGTCCGCTTCAGTCCGCCCGGTGGTTACCTACTGGGTTATCCTGCTGTGGTCGTTCATTCACCTATGGTTTGCTTGGAACTCGTGGATGGCAGGCGCTTCGCCCAAGGAAGTCTTCATGACCATGATGACGGCTGATTTCATGGCTCTGGTGTCCGGAACCATCAATTATTGGTTCCTTGACCGCACTTTGAAGCAGCGTGGCCTATGAATCTCGACCTCGCAGCAGAACTCTGCCGCAGGTTTGAGGGGTTTAGGAGCAAACCCTACCTCTGCCCTGCCGGTGTTCCTACCATCGGGTATGGCAGCACCTACTACGCTTCTGGAGCCAAGGTTACGCTTAACGACGCTCCTGTAACCAAGGAAGAGGCGAATGCTCTATTGATGACAGAGTTGAGCCACACCTATGCTCTTGGAGTTTTGAGGCTCTGCCCCATTTTGGCCGCGCATCCGGCTAGGTTCAATGCGATCGTGGACTTTTGCTACAACCTAGGGGTCGGGAGGCTTCAAACCTCCACCCTTAGGCGCAAGATCAACGCTCAGGACTGGGATGGCGCAAAGGAGCAGTTGATGCTATGGACCAAAGCAGGGGGGAAAGTCTTGCCTGGACTGGTCCGTCGTCGTGAAGCCGAAGTCTCTTTGATGGGGTAAACATGAGTTCTGCCGTCAAAACCAACCCTGAGAAGTGGAAGCGGATCGTCGCTTCGGTCAAAGCCTCCGATAAGGGCGGAAAGCCCGGTCAGTGGAGTGCTCGGAAGGCCCAATTGGCCACTCAGAGATACAAAGGCTCTGGAGGGGGTTACAAGGGGCCGAAAAGTGCCGATAATTCGCTCTCAAAGTGGACTAAAGAGGACTGGGGAACTAGGTCCGGGAAGCCCTCCACTCAAGGCCCTGAGGCGACTGGCGAAAGGTATCTGCCCAAAACTGCTCGGGAGAAACTATCCCCGGCGGAGTACGCGGCGACAACCCGAGCCAAGCGCGAGGGGATGAAGCAGGGAAAACAGTTCGTTCCTCAGCCCGAATCGATCAAGAAAAAGGTGTGGTGATATGACAGTCGCAGCCGTCATGACCTACGACAGTTTGGTCGAAAACATCCAGTCCTACCTGGAGCGTACCGACCAAGCGACGCTCGACAAGATTCCTCTGTTCATCATGCTCGCCGAGCAGGTTATTGCTTCCCAGATCAAGTTTCTGGGAAACCTGACGGTCCAAACCAGTGCGATGGTGCAGGGCGCTAACGTCATCGACAAACCTGCCCGGTGGCACAAAACGGTATCGATGAACATCACCGTTGCAGGCAAGCGCTACCCAGTTCTGCTTCGCAGGTACGAGTACCTGCGGGAGTATTGGCCTGATCCGGCTCAAGAACTGATCCCGAAGTTCTATTGCGACTACGACTACACCCATTGGATGGTGGCGCCCACGCCGGACTCCGCCTACAACTTCGAGGTGCTGTACTACGAGCGGATTCAGCCCCTGGACAGCAGCAACCAGACCAACTGGTTCACGATATATGCGCCTCAAGCGTTGCTGTACGGTTCTTTGCTGCAGGCGATGCCGTTCCTGAAGAACGACGAGCGGATGCCGATGTGGCAGCAGCAGTACGACGCGATCATGCAGACCTTGATGGCTGAAGACAAGTTGCGTGTTGCCGATCGTCAAGCGGTCGCGGTAGACAGTTAAGGATTGACCATGACTGTTTGGGCCGTCTACATCGTCACGAACAAAGCCAACGGCAAGCAGTACGTTGGCATTGCCAAGGACTTGAAGCGCCGTTGGCATCAGCACATCTCGGCCAATGGAAGTGCTCCTGCGCTTCATGCTGCGATTAAGAAGTATGGCAAAGACGGCTTCATCTTCTCTCACATCTGTGATGCGTTTGACTTTGAGGCGGCCTGTGATCTTGAGCGGATGCTCATTCAGCAGCACAACACTAAGTCTCCGTATGGCTACAACCTGACAGATGGTGGCGATGGAGTTGTAGGACGAGCCCTGACTCAGGAAGAAATTCAGCATCGGCGCGAATTTATGTTGTCTTACTCTGCCTCCATGACTGCTGAGGAGCGTTCTGCAAAATTTGGTTGGGCAAAGGGACGCAAGTGGACTCCAGAGCAGATTGAGCAGATCAGCGCATCTAACAAAGGCAAGAACTCGGGCAAAAGGCCATCGGAAGAAGTAAGGGCCAAGATGTCTGTCGCCCACAAGGCTCGTTCTCGTAAGCCTATGAGCGATGAAACCAAAGAGAAGATCCGCCAGTCTCTGCTAGGTCGTAAGATGCCAGAAGCCGAGAAACCCAAGCACGCGAGTTTCTTGGGCCGAAAGCATACGGAAGAGACTAAGGCCAAGATTCGCGCTTCAAACATTGCAACGAAGGCTCTTCTAAAAGCCAAGAGACTCGCCGAAGAAGAGGTGGATAAATGACTAGTTATAACTCGGTCTTCACGGGCCAAGTCATTCAGCCGACGGATGTTTCCTTCCGGGCCGTTACGCTGTCTGCGAACACTCAACTGCAGTGGCCCATCAACGGCAACGCAACGGACGACTTCGCAGCGCGGATCATGAATGTGACGGCCACCACGAGTGGCCTGTCTCTTTATATGCCGCCCGCGAACCAGACTTCGGTCGGCAACGATGCCTTGATCCGCAACACGGGTTCGAACTCGTTCACGGTCAAAACCTACGGCGGCAACAGCACGATCATCACGATCGCCGCGGGTGAAGCAAAGTACATCTACATCACAGCCAACCCGGATGTATACGGAACTTGGGGCAACATCGCATTCGGAACTGGCACTTCTGCCGCTGATGCTGCTTCCCTGGCCGGGTACGGTCTCCTGGCCACCGGGTCTACTCTGAACCAGAGCCACCCGACTGCCTCATTGATTGCGGCGTACACCTTTGCTGCATCTGATCGGGCTCAGACCTATGTGTGGTCTGGCGGGACGACTACGGCAACGCTTTCTGCTGCGTCTACTCTTGGCAACAACTGGTTCTTCCTGTTCAAGAACAACGGAACCGGGACGGTCACGATCGGAACCACCGGTTCACAACTACTGGATGGGGCCACGAGCAAGGCGTTTGCTCCTGGAGAGTCCGCCTTCATTGTCTGTACTGGTACGGCATTCGTCACGATCGGCTACGGTGTCAGCACTCAATTCGAGTTCGGCGTACTGACCAAGCCGGTGACCAGTGGGGCTTACTCACTGACGGCTTCAGAAGCCTCAAACGTCATTCAGTTCTACACCGGCACCCTGTCTGGGAACGTCACGGTCACCTATCCCCCGGTGGTGAACCTCTATGTGGTGTCCAACCAGACTTCCGCAGGCGGATACACCCTGACCGTCACCACAGGCATCATTGGTGGCGCATCCGCCGTGGTTCCATCTGGTGGACAGGCCACCCTGATCTGCGACGGGACAAACTTCTACAACGCCAACACGACTCAAGCGGGCGCAACCTCTCTGAGTTTGATCAACGGCACGGCAGGCTCTCCATCCTTGAACTTTGCTTCTGAGACCAACACGGGCGTGTATCGTCCTGGAGCGGGCCGATTCGGCGTTTCGATCCTGAGCAACTTGGTTTTGGATGTCAATGCATCAGGCGTCAATGTGACGGGGTCTGGCAACTTCACCACCGGCATCTCCGGCGGGGCATTCTGATGACGAAGAAGGTCTTCTCGCTCGACACCAAGCCCGGTATTCAGCGGGACGGAACTTACTTTGACAAGGAGTTCTACACCGATGGTCGTTGGGTGAGGTTTCAGCGGGGCCGTCCTCGCAAGATCGGCGGGTACCGGCTGATCACCAACCAGATTGCGGGACCGTCTCGGGGCATCTATGTGGTGCCCCGAAACCTATTCAATAACATCTACAACGGCTACTCCGATGGCCTGCAGGTCATCCCTGTGGACGCCAACGGGACTGGATCGGGCATCACCGACTACACGTTCGGCGGATCCATCCTGACGACCAATGTCTTGGTGGGTGGGTCTGCATACACCAACGGCACCTATACCGGCGTTCCGCTGTCCTATGTCACCACAGGCAAAGGATCGGGTGCTTCGGCCACGATCGTCGTCTCTGGCGGGGCTGTTACGTCCGTGACCATCACCGGGCCCGGATTTGGGTATCTGGTGTACGACAAGTTGACAGCCGCGGCATCCCTGATTGGCGGAACTGGTTCAGGTTTTTCTTTCCAGGTAGCCACGACTTCAAGTTGCTTCACGCCGTCGGACGCCAATATGTGGCAGTTCGACACCTTCACCGACTCGTCTGGAAGCGGCGCCAACCTGCTCTTGGCTCATCCTTCGCAAGACCTGAACAACATCGACAGCGACACGAACTCTCCTGTCCTTTGCGGGCCCTTGGATCAGACGAACCTTCGTCCGAGTGGGGTGTTCACTGAAGTTGCGGCAACGATCACCTCGGGATCCGCGAC